TACACCCAATTCTTCTTCTTTAGGGGGTTCAGCCGCATCCGCCTGACGTTGCCTCTCCGCCTCTTGAGCAGCCGCAGCCTTAGCAGCATCCGCATGACGTTGCCTCTCCGCCTCTTGAGCAGCCTCTGCCCGCACCTTTCTCTCTTTAGCCAATAAAGCATCAATAGAAGTACTAGATGGAGGTGCTATACATGAATCACATGGTTTTTTAGCAGCCAAACGAGTCTTAGGGCGTCTCTTACTAGATAACCCAAATACTACAGGCGAAGGCTGTGTATAATTAGCGTAATTAGCGTATACTTGTCTATGATTTGTAAACATAATCTTCATTTTATTCACAGGCATATAAATTAAATAAAGAAAATTATTTGCCACAACCACAAGACATTTTTTTAACACCCACCATATTAGGAATCATCGGGGGTTTTTTATTCATACGAGGATAAACCCTAACCTTTTTAACATTATGGATTTGTTTCACGCGATACTTGGGTAAAACATTAAATACTAAAGTCATATATATGAAATAGTTATATTTTTTTACATTTACAACCAGCAATTACTTCGCCTTTGCGATACTTATTATTTTCGTTTCTTTTATTGGGTTTTCCTAAAGTTTCCACACCTTGTAATGCGTATAATCCCTTCTTTTTTAATAGATAGCGTTGATAGGAATTATGTTTAACATCCACCCCTATACCTCCTGGTGCTTGGGATCCGGGCCTCATGGATGTTTGAGATCGTTTAGTGCTATTTCCTCTACTGGGAACCGTTCTATTAAATTGTAATTTAGACCCAGAGAATCTTGCGCGATCACTCGCTTGACTGCCACCAGGTTTACCAATATAATAATGTAATTTAGGATCCGTTAGATTAGTAAATAGGTCATGTGACGCCACGACCGATTCCAGATTATTCGTATACAAAGATGCAGGTATTCGCACTAAATTAGTAATAACTTTGTTTTTCGTATCTAATTGGAGAGCGCGCAACGCAACGCTGCACGAGGGATCCATACAACCGTTACACCCATAACAGCGAGACACATTTGGCGCATAACTTAACTCTACCATATATATATAAAAATTGATATTTAATTTTTACCATAGAAATTAAATATGGTCACTTGTGATTTTTGTAAAATAGAGCACCCGTCAGCAAATCATACCTTAACATGTCGGATACTCCAAAATCCGACCCCATCTAATGAATCTCTTCTCTCTCTAATAAAAATATTAGTAGAGAGAATAGAAACATTAGAAGACCAAAAACCTCCAAAAACATCACAAACTAATCATTTAGCACTTATATTAAACAACGCCGAACCCCCGCCTATCTCTTTTGAATCTTACTATCGCTCTAAAATCGTCACTCAATCACAACTAACCTTATGCTTCACCGGACGATTCGTATTCGAATCCGACAGCATTAAAAATATATTATCCGACTGGTTCCGCTCACCTAATTTACCAATAAAAGCATTTGAATCAAAACCAAATAATATATTTATATATGAAAAAAAATGGATATTATTAAACACCTATCATTTAAAAAAATTCTTGAATACACTAACTAAAAAATTAGTAGAATGTCAAAATAAAAACCTAGAGTTAATTGCTAATAACGAAAAACACGCTCAACAATATTGCGATTTCATGATGAATATTTGCAATAAAAAGCCACAACAACTAACTTTCTTAAAGAAAACACTGTATACCTTACTTACTGAACAAACGTCTGCTTAAAATTATCCAATAGCATTAGTATATTTAATGCCCGTCCTTTATTTGCTTTACCCGTATCGTCATCTAACGCCTTTACAATCACTTTAAAGGTGTTTTTAGAAACGGAGCTACCTATTTTACCGCCATGGTCTATAATATATTTTTCTACTTCTTTATCTCTCACCCCTGAAAATACAATGGTCTTTTCAAACAAAGGATGAGTACTATCGATACTTTGAGTAGCAATCACTTCCGAGGTAGTTAGTTTGTATAATAGATTTGCTTCGGTGAGAAATACTTTAAAGGGTTCTATTTTAGAGAGAAAGAGCGACGCCGTTTTATGTCCTAAACCTTCAACGGTTAATAATTTCTTCAATAGGACATCGGTGGATTCTTGTGATTCTAATATATCCGGGTACTTTTCTAAAATAGGAATCATTTTCTTCTCTCCTAAGCCTCTACCAAAAACATTACTCGCTTTCATTAGTTTCGGTAAACTGACCGATTCTATCGATAAGTTAACATTACTATAAATCTTTTCGGCTGTTTTTTCTTTAAATCCCGCAACCGTAAGATAATCAGATTGTTTCATTGCTAATATTTTAGGAATCGTATCAAATCCTGCGTCTATCATTTTATGTAGATTACCCGGACCTAACCCACCTACATCTAATGTTACAAAGAAAGAATGAGTTCGTTTAAACTGAACTTGTGGATTCATATCACCATCTTTCAGCACAATATCTACATGAGTATCATTCCAAACATAGTCCTCCGTTGGCATTTTAGGCTCAGGCGCAGGCACGACAACCTCCATAATATAGGGAATAACATCTCCACTCCTAATTAATTTCACAATCGCTCCTATACCTAAATTATTCTTTTCAATAAATGCAGCATTAAATGCCGTAGCATATTCAATGGTAACACCTCCTAAAGTTATAGGTTCTATACGAATTCTGGGCTTTAAATAACCGTCTTTGCTAGCCGCCCATAAGACATCTACTACCTTAGCCTCTGCTATCTGATCAGACAATACCATTTTAAATGCAAACGCATGCTCAGGGTTACTCGGTGTACGCGGATACCTTTTATTATGAGTAACAATAATACCATCTATTTCATAGGTATAAGAACTCCTCCACTCTACCAGCAGAGCAGATAAATATTCATTCGTCAAAATGGCAGATTCCTCATACATTACACATGTAATGACACTATTATCCTTTAAAAATTGCATTTGTGCTAATGGGTCTAATTCCGGCATAATACATTCGTACGCAACAAAATCCAACGATTTCATTTTTTCTGCGTCAATCGTCAAACTATTCACCAATCCAGATACTGTATTTCGGGGATTAGATGCCCCTACAAAATTATTTTCAAAGTTCTCTTTAGAAATCAAAAACTCCCCTCTAATAACTAGCGTCTCATGTTCTCCTAAATCCGTAGGAAGCGATAGATATGGAATTAGATGATCTATCTTTTGACCAACCTTACCATTTCCCCGAGTATATAACGAAGCACCCGATTTATCTAACACATATAACCCACTAACACCATCTAATTTAGCACTTATTACATACGACTCCGGATCAACATATTTTTTCTTCCATTTATCCAACGCATCTGTAGTAGGCTTAATTTTATCCATAGACCACATTTCATACGGTAAATCTACTTTTTTACGACCGACCGGTGCGCCTATCTCCTTCAGCGCCATATTTTTAGGGTCTTTCTTTTCTAAAAATTCTTTAATTATATCAAACTGATTATCTGAAAGCACCGGACTACTACTATTATAATATCTATCATTCGCATAGGTAATCATAGAAGCGAGCGTATCAGACGATAAACCTTGTAACACATTTATACCTACCGTTTTAAAATTGGCGAGTAATTCCTTCACATTTATTACCTCTTTTGGATATTTTTTCAATGTCGTGTTTTTCTTTACACGCACAGGTTTTTCGTCTGGAACTTCTTCCGGCTCATCCTCTTCCGGCTCATCCTCTTCCGGCTCATCCTCTTTTTCATCCTCAGGCTCATCCTCCTCAGGCTCATCCTCCTGCTCATCCTCTTTTTCATCCTCAGGCTCATCCTCCTCCTGCTCATCCTCTTCCGGCTCATCCTCTTCCGGCTCATCCTCTTCTTCATCTTCTTCCTGATCAGGTATTTCATGTATAACTGCATTCTTTCTCTCGGTAGGTTCCTTATATTCGATATTCAAAAAGTCAAAGATATCTTTTTCACTAGTAAATGGTTCATTCACTTTTTCACCCTTGACTTTACCTACCATTTTATGAAAGCCATGTTCATTTAAGGTATAACTCATATCTAGGGCTTTCTGGCGCATCATCACGTTAAACGTCGCGCTTCCTGTAAAATACAAGAGGGCAAATGGGTATTCTTCGCGTGGACTATACAAAAAGTCAAGTCGTCTGGCGGGTTTACCGTCTAATTGTCCTATGACTAAATTTTTCTTAGCTCCATTCGCCAATATATGAAGAATCAATCCCTTAGATTTCAATCGCTTAACGAAATCCTTTAAAATAGATGGCTTATTATTTGTTAAAATCACATCAATATCACCCGATTCCTCCACTCCTCGTCGATAAGACCCAACAATGTGATATTCAGCATTCTCATAATCAAATACTTCATCAAAAATTTGTTTATATGCCTCAATCTCTGCGCGAGGAATACGTAGTTGCAAATCATCAAAATACTGTAGACCTAATTTTTGTGATGTGGTTAATAAATCCTGTTGTTCACGCAATTCATCTAAGGAATTAATCCCTAAATTTATAAATGCCTGTGCCTTTTTTGGCCCTACTCCATATATTTTCGTAAATGTATGAATCGGGTTATTACGATGCTTTTTCAATACTGCAATTTCTCCAGTATCTAAATATTCTTGTAATTTATCCAATATAGTTTTACCAATACCGGGTTTGCCCTTAACTTGTTCTATAGAAGTAATAGGATCTTCAATCAACATGATCGTTTCCGCCGCCTTATGATATGCTCGCGCACGAAACGGCTCTCCTGTGGAACGCCTAAATGTTTCTAGTTCTTGTAGTAACTTAATAAACGCTTCGTTGTACATTGTCATTTTAGTTGGTGTTACTATTTTAAGTTGTTTTGTTTTCAATTTTTTATCTTCAGACATAGGAGTATCCTTATTAGTTAGTATTTTAGACATTTCGGGAGATAAGTTCATAGATTCTACCTTTTCAGACTCGGATGGTTTAGACGGACTAATCATTTTATTTATAACCTTTGCTACAAAACTACCAAACCCAGGTGTATCCTTCTCTTCCTCTTCCTTTACCTCCTCCTGTTCCTCCTCAGGTTCTTCCTCCTTTTCTTCCTCCTTTTCCTCCTCAGGTTCTTCCTCCTCTTCCTTTACCTCCTCCTGTTCCTCTTCCTTTACCTCCTGTTCCGGTTTCGTATCCTCTGCCTGTGTGGCTTTTAAGGTAATGTTTTTTTTAGGTGAACTAGATTTCATGGTTTTATAACACATATTATTCTTTTTATAACCTTTTCTACATCGTCCGGGTACAGGTCCATACTGTTCCGGGGGAACTTTTAAGGTATTATTCGTAGTTAATGAACTAGATTTCATGGTTTTATGACACATGTTATTCTTTTTATAACCTTTTCTACATCGTCCGGGTACAGGTCCGTATTCATCTAGGTCCATGTTATATTACTTCTTAGAAAAATAATCTTTCAAAAAAGCAGGTGAAAGATATTCATCTAATTTAGTAACTTTATCTTTTTTCCCAGCAATATTATTAGTAGTTGAGGGGGGTTTAATGGGTAGAAAAATACTAACTGGTCTACGTAGGTTGTCCATATATATATATATATTTATTTTATATATTTATTTTATATGACTCAACATAATAACTCCTCTACTAGGGATTTTATAGCAGGAGTAGATATTACACATGGAGTAGATATTACTAAGGGTGGAGGCATCAACATTAATATAAAGGCACGAGATTTGCCTAAAATAGATATCAAAAATAGAACTTCCAACCAAAAATCGTCCAGAGTAGTGACCAATAAAGATATAGACCACTATTTTAATAAGCTGAAACGTAATAGTCCTAAATATAACAATACGCTTAAAAAGCGTATAAAAAAACATATAGTAAACAAAAATTCTAAAAAGGTAAAACACAACTATAATAAACCCAAATCTCTAAAAAAGAACAAACCCAACAAAAAAATCACACACAAAAAAAAATATAATTGAAATTAATATCTCCCCATTAATAGTTATTATCAATGGATTATCTCTCTAACCAACACCCCCACCCCAATGATAATTATATTACCTTTGAGGAAGGTCCACACATTTATACCATACACGGAGATTCATCTTATACGTCCGTTACTACTTTTAACCACCAACATTTTGAACCCTTTAATGCTAACCAGATTATTAATAATATGATGAAATCCAAAAACTGGCCCAAGAGCAAATATTATGGTCAAACCCCTAAAGAAATAAAAGCAGGTTGGGAAGAAAATAGAGTAGCGGCTGCAACTGCTGGTACAAATATGCACTACGATATTGAATGTTTCTATAATAATATCGAATCCTCAAATAAATCCATTGAATATGAATATTTTAAAGCATTTGCAACTAAATTCAAGCATCTAAAACCATATCGTACTGAATGGATGATATACGACAAAGAACTAAAATTAGCAGGATCAATCGATATGATTTTTGAAAATGAAGATGGGACTCTCTCTATATATGACTGGAAACGTAGCAAAGAAATCAAAAAAACCTCATCCTGGAATAAATTTTCAAAAACAGAATGTATAGAACACATACCAGACACTAATTATTGGCACTATTGCTTACAATTAAATACCTATAAAGCATTATTAGAGAAAAATTATAATAAACAAATAAAAGACATGTATTTAGTTTGCCTCCATCCCGACAACAAAAACCACTCTTACCAGCGAATTAAAGTAGTAGCATTAAACAAAGAAATATCTAGTTTATTTGACCTACGAAAAGAACAACTTAAATAATAGATAGTATAATAATATAATTATGAGTATTACTGAATGGCTAGGAAACACCACCAAGTTACTTGCGATAGGCGGAACAGGTGCATTAATTGCAGCAGTAATAGTGTCATATGTAGTATATGATCCAACTAAATTAAAAGACGAAGAAACCCATTCAGAAGCAGGAGACGATGAAGATTTAAATATAACTCCGACCGATAAGGAAGAGTATGATAAAAAATATACGGAAGAACTTAAAGCGTTGGATCAACGATTTTTATCAGAGGAAGATTTAGAAGGGTTAAAAGACAAAATCTTGGAGGAAGAGACTCCTCTAGGTTTAATAAAGATGTATTATAACCATGAATATAAAGGATTTATGTGGTATTGTGATAGAAACCATGTTCCTTATAGAATTTTAGAAACGGTAGCCCGAAAATATATTATAGATTTTGACTGTTATCATTTGTATGTAGATTTATATGAAGAACTAGAAAAAAGTAGTCGGCTAACCAAAAGAGCAGAAGAGAAATTATCTACTACTTCAACTAATTCTCTTTTTGTGGAAGCAAAAGATTGTCGTGTTCAGCTATTAAAAAAGTTATCCATTAAGAGTAAATTTTTAAAGTTTAAATATGGAGGTAAAATAGAAGAATATAAGCCTACGCCAGAACCATCAACCTTTAATATTATTAATATTGATTTTTCTACCTACAAACAATTAAAAGAAAAATCTAAATAATAGTATATGGGGGAGCAATTAGATTTTTCTAAATTATTAGTGTGGAAATTATTATTATCAATTAGTAGTTTAGATGATAATTATTATGATGATTGGGACCGAACATTTGGAAAAGATAGAGAAAATTCCTCATATTTAAACCACAGTTCATATGACACCAATATACTGGATGAGCAAAAAAACGAAGACCTACTAGAGCACAAACAGATGTTATTACAAGAAAGTGACCAATTAAAAAGTGATATTAAATTAAAACGGCTGGAATATGATAACAAAGCATCCACAATACATAACAATAACGAGCAGACACAGGAATATAAGAATGAGATTGCAATATTAAAAGCTAATATAAGGAAATTAAAACAAAAAGATTTATTGATGAGCGAAATGACCAATGGGTACTGCGGTATCAAAAAGCAGACGGGGGGGGTGGATGCACCCTCAAAACCAACCCAAAAGATAAAATTGGATATAAAGAGTGCACCCTCAAAAATAAAAACTTCCAAACATATAAACGGACAACAGTTTCAAAAAAAACAGGAGGTATCCAATAATTTAATTTATTTAGAAAATGCGATAGATGACATAACACTCGGTCAAATAGATTTTTCTAGTGACAATTATATAAGGGACAAAGATAAAAACTCTTTTTTATCATTAGAAAATAAATTAAAGAGTAAAAATGACAAGTTAGTTACTATATTAAATACACTTTATGATACACTCGATCCACTAACATTAACTTATTTAAATAAGTTAATTGCGACATCCATTCCTCTAATAGACCGACTAAAATTATATATTTTTATTGCTAGTTTAATGCCAGAGTTAAGTGAGGCATTTGTAGGCTTTCTAGTAACTATGAAAGAGGATGATAAATTATCAGATCAATATAATGAAGAGTTAAACAAAAACCTGAACGGTATGTTTTATAAAAATAGGGAAAAAGTAATCCAAAAAAGAGCAGAAGCGAAAGAACGCCCTAACATGATGGAAAGTATGTTACCCTTCGGCAAGCAAAATACCAATGGCAAGACCAATGGCAAGACCAAGACCAAGACCAAGTCCAATGGCAAGACCAAGACCAAGGTCAAGTAGTAAAGAACCATTATGCGAACCGAATGCGATAACAGTTACATAATTAAGACTCAAACGAGCAGAACCTAGAAACTCTTATTCCTATTTATTCTCTATATATTCCATAAATCCAATACTTTTTTCAATATCAAATGATGAACCCAAATGGTCCTGGGCAATCATTAAGGCTTTTCTCTCGGCATTATTCAATGACGCTATATATTCTTCCACCAACGGATCCATTGGTTTATAGTATAATAATATAATAGGAATCAATTTTTAATATTATATCATGTTTTAAGATAAAAGTCTTTTTGTTCTACTAGTTGTTCTCTCAGTGATGTAGTAATAATAGTATCCCCGCCAGATAATGATTTATTAATTGGGGTTTTTAATAGTATCGGGGTAATTTCTATATTTAAATGATATATTTCATTTATCAGATGTAATAGTTGATGCTTTGATATAGTGTCACTGGAATGTAAATATTTTATACCTTTCCAATACGTTTTTGTCTCTATTATTGTTAATATATACTTTACAACACTAAGACACGTACATCCATTCCAAAAATAATTGGTATATCCGTTTATTTTCCCATTTTTATTACTTTTTACCCATTCTAATAAACTGCGATTACTAAATACCTCTTCACCTATAATAGATGTCCGTATAACAGTAGCATTTTCGGGTTCTCCTAGAGATTTTGATACACCATATATATTTGTTTCTGTATGAGTATCGGTATCATCATACGGGGTTCCTTTTTTTCCGTCAAACACACAGTCTGTAGTAATATGTATTAGTATCGCGCTATATTTTTCAGCAATATGTTGTAACATGTGAGGAAATAGACTATTCACACTAATATACTTTTTATAATCCTTGCAATTTATTTTTTGCGGTATGATACCGGCACAGTTCACTATAACATCCCCATGTTCTAATTGATGAAATACCCTATCCAGTTTATTCCAACTATCCTTGCCTATATTATATGTATCCCTAGTAATACATTCTATATTATAGTCTTTTTGAAAAAGTATTCGTACATAATTACCTAACATACCGGTAGAACCAAATAGATACACTTTCATAAATAACCATACTGTTTATTTTCTAAACGAGTTAATGTATAAAGCGATTATCTCCGCCTCTGGGTATGATGTTTTGTCTTTCGCCTATGTTTTGTCTTTCGCCTATGTTTTGTCTTTCGCCTAATGCCTGCGGCGGTTGTATTGGAAGATAGGTCTTTAATATATTTACGTAAAAGTGGTGATATGGGGGTACCTGTTTTAGAAGATAAAGACATCGCTTTTTTTGCTCTCTTCATTTGTATTAAATGATTATATTCCTTATGAGTTATAATTCCTTGTTCTAGTTTCCGGTCTAATATAGCGTTATTACTCTCCTTCTGTTGTAGAGATTTAGTCAAGGCGTTTATGTTATTTGACATGCTATAATGGGTATCCGATATTCTTAAATGATTATAGTCCACCGGAGTTATTATTTCTTGGGCTTGTTTCCGGTCTAATAGTGTGTTCTGACTCCCCAGATGTTGTAGAGATCTGGCCAGGTCTGTTATATTATATGGTAGGCGGGAATAGGTATCAGATAATACATACTGATTAATTAATTTCTCTATATTTCGTTTAATTTCGGGTGAATCAATCGCATGATAAAGTTCTAAATAGATTAGTAAAACAGCAAAAATATCACTATTAGGTAAAAATACCGTTTTAAAAAATTCTAATCTAGATTGTTGTACTATGGCTTTGAAATTATTGGCTATGCTATTTATTACCATTTCTTTCTTTTCTCTAAAAGGGATAGATTTCTTGACACTAGAAGGACGTTTTTTCTTGAAGCCCCATGAAAAATACCTGCGACGGCTATTGGACGTGGGTTCTTCAGAAGAAAAGTTAGACACGGGTATAATCAGACTACTCATTAGATAATTTAAATCAGCATCAGTTAAATATCTATAAAAAAACGAAATATCTTTCTTGTCTACCTCATGTTTAAGTCCCTCAAATTGTTTCATTAATAATGCATTACCAAAATGAGCACCATAATATAAGGTGCCAATTATTTTCATCTTCCTTATATTTTTAGATAAATCTAATGTAGATTTTATTTTATCTTTATCTATATGAGTCACAAATCCCCAATCTATTAACCTCATTTGGGCGGTAGATTCATTATATACAATATTAGCGGATTTTATATCAAAATGATATATACCCAAGTTATTCATTTCATAAATACCATTTACTAAAAGGTCTATTAATAAATTATTTATTACATTAAAATGGTGAGTATCAAGTGGTGAATTTTTTGATATATAATCAGCTAAATCATATCCACCGTCTGCCATATTTAATGATTTATATGACGTAGGGTCCGCGGCAATATCAGACCATGTAAACTTGCAAGGCGAACGCCTTATCTTGTTGCCAGTAGTAGCATCTACAATTTCCTTGGCCTCGTTAGATTCATGAATATATGACTCGTTGGTGGTATCCTGCATATCAATAGAGCACCCATCGGTTTGTAGGGGAATAACAAAATATTTTTTAATCCACGATTCATCCATCGTTTCAAATATTTTAGTAATACCTTTTACTTCATCTACCTCCTTATTAAAGGCATTCCGTTCCATTAGTTTACTAACGTAACCGGTTTCAAATGCGTCATTTTTTGTGGATGATTGGCATTTTAGTGGAGGCCTAAAAACACACCCATATGTTCCGGTTTTAACAAACTCTCCTGCTTTTTTTGCGCGGCTAGAATGCCGTTTAGAAGTCCGTTTAGAAGTCTGTTTAGAATGCCGTTTAGAATGCCGTTTAGATTTCATTATATATAATACAACTATTTTATATTTCTTTCGCTAATAACTTTTTAAGCATGGCATCTCTCTCTAACATCATATTCACCTGTTCTGCCAAAAATAACTTATGAAAACACGTCTTTAATTTAGGTTGCGCCCAGTTGACTAATGTAATATTATATAAATAAGGATCAAATACTGCTTTCTGTTTTTTTACCTCTTTTCCTATCAGTAGTTTTAAAATACTGCCAGTATCATCAAACTTGTTTCGCATTTCTTCTAAATCTATTCCAGCAATTACTTGAGATGTTCCAGGCTTATCCACCGCCAAGACATTCGATACGGATGTATCGCCTATACCTAATATATACCTTAAATAAAAGTGCTGCAAGGTATCATTTTTTATGCTAGTAGTTTTCACGGTATCCTCAACCAGTATATCATCATCCACTAAATCTTTTATTCTATACCCCAATGCTTTACTATTTCTCTCAAAATAGTAATATGATTTTCCACCTACCCACGTCTCCCTATCTTTATGAACCAACAAGGCTTTTCGCTCTTCAGCATCTTTCATGTAATTATCTGACACAAAATCAGTAACCATATAATAATTCTCTCCATCTTGTAATAACTCCTTCCACTTCCACCCCGTTTTAGATTTGGTATTATTATCCAATAACTCCAATACAAAATTATATTTAAGAGCCGTTATCATCGCAAAATCCGTCCTACTATATGGACCCTTAATTATTCTTTCCTTCTCAAAGTCTATATACGTGAATTTTTTATTACGACTCGTCCGCTGCTGCGCTAACGGCAATCCTCCTAAAAACTCCTCAAATTTTTCAGAATTCTCAATTACCGTTAGCGGAATTTTAGTAATAATTAATAAATGATCTAGTTCTCTCATTTTAGACGCATCTTCCATATCCTTGGAAGAAAGAGGACCCTCAAAATAATAGTTGATATAAAACTCCAGTTGGACCGCAGTTGGAAATACCTTATTCTCTTCATAATATCCTACCCCTATTTTAACATCTCGGTAAATAGACTCGTATTCATCCTTCAAAAAGGTCACATTTAACCTTTCAGGATCTATATAAAAACTCTCTTTTAACAATTTAATATGACTAGCTAGTGTTTTTGAACCCTTCACATGCTGATCTACCACATACTCATCGTGTATCTCATCTACTGATTGCAATAATGTGATTGTAGGTGTTTTAACCACTTCTACCGCAACCGACCAATCCAATCTATCAGCATAAAGAATTAATAATAAGGCATGATACAAATAAATGGGCGTTTCCTGATGCGTCATCATCCTATATATTTGATGCAACGCCGCAATACTCGGCTCCTGAGAAATCGTTAATATATATTTCCAAATATCTCTAAATAAACCTTTAAGGCCTTTTACATCTTTGCATAGTACACCCAAACACCTAAATAGTTTTTCCGTATTCTTTTCTGTTAGATGGGTTTTAAAGGTTTCCAAAGTATACTCGGACGAACTACTTCTCTTATCAAGCGCCCCATACTTTTGCAATACCCTATTATCATAAAACTCTGAATAAGTATCCACATCTTTTACATAGCATGGCGCTAATGAAAAGGTGCTTTTCAAATAACTTATTAAACGACATTTTTTAGCATTACCCAAGAGAAGTACGATTTGAATCAGGTTATTAACTGCGGCAGGATCTGTTCTGGTTTCTTTCCATCGCGTATAGAGGGCTAATACTGCGGCAGGTAGATTAGGATTATCATTAATATTTACTTCCTCTGAACATATAACCAGTAAACGGTTCGCCATGTTAGTTCTAGTTTTAATACCGAACTGATTCAGGTTTTTTTTAGCGAACGGGGCAGCAGGTTGAGTACTTTGAGCATTAAATGCCGCAGTGGTAGCCTCATCAGCATTTTCTAATACTAAAAGGGTTTCCACTTCTAATAGGCATTTAATGGCTTTATCGATTTCCGTCCGCCTAATATATTTTTGGAGAGCACTTTTAAGTAATGAAAGAGAGATACCATGCTGCGTTTTTCCTTGACTTTGACCTATTTGAAACTGGGAATAATCAGGTGGAGCGGGTGGTGGATCAGGAGAGGGTGCCTTTCCCTTTTTTAACAACTTACAATAATTTTTAGCGCCTACGGTACATAATTCGGGACTAGCCGTAGATTTACTGTTACAGCGGCGAGTTTTATTATCAAATCCACACTTTTTTTTGGTACTCATTATAATATAAATAATCATATTATAATTAATTCAATTTTTTCTATTTTTCTCAACATAAAACATCACCGTTCTATTATGCAGGTCCTCATTCTTGAGCATTAGTTTAGACAACTGATAATCTATTTTATAGTTGTGGTTGTCTAACAAATACATTAAATCCGTTAATTCCTCCAATCTCATAACCCGGGTGGGATAGGCTAAACTTTTAAAGGCAATAATACATTTAGAATCATCCGTAAACGGTGACAATTTAGGAGGACTTATTTGGGTGCATTCCTCTGCTAATTGACCGTTAGGCATCTTATCAATCGTAAATATTTTCACATATTTCTCTCCAGTCAAATAGGGTATCACACTAATAGCATACATATATTATACCTACAAATAAAAATTTAACCATTGGGGTGTTATATTATAAATGGGCATTGTTTAAATAATCCGAGAGAATAAATCTCATATATATATATAATGATATTTGATCTGAAAACCAAAAAATACCTACCCTTTATGACAACCGTCACTCAATTAAATCATATGGTATATATCATCGCCGTTATTAGTTTTTTAATATGGGGATTTACTAATGAATTTATGAGCGGAACCTCTGAAAACGATAAAAATAGGAGATTATGGTTCTATGTAGCCGCCATATTATTTATAGGAATAGCTTGTTCCCTTAAACTCTCTATTATTCAAATAACACAGCAG